ATGCCAAAATTAACAGACATGCAGATCCGGGCGTGGATTAAGGCTGGTGAGCGATTCGAGGGCCGTTCAGATGGAAACGGACTTTATCTCTCCTACCGTGAAAACTACAAAACACCTGTCTGGCGCTTTAGATATAAATTCGCGGGAAAGTCACGGGCTATGCTGATTGGCTCGTATGCAGAACTATCATTGGCGAGAGCCAGAGAGACAGCGAAGGAACTCTCTGCCCGTGTTGCTCTAGGGTACGATGTGGCAGGAGAAAAGCAGGAACGAAAAGCCGAAGCATTAGCAAAAATAGAGGCAAAAAAAAGCGCTCTGTATGTGTCTGAGCTCGCTGCTGAATATTTTGAACGCCAGATACTCCCCCGCTGGAAACACCCAGACATACTACGCAGGCGCATTGATAAAGACATAAACCCCTGCATTGGTAGAATGAGAGTCGAAGACGTAAAACCCCGCCATATTGATGACATGCTGAAAAGCATTGTTGACCGTGGAGCACCAACTATAGCAACCGATGTGCTGCGCTGGACTCGCCGGATCTTCGACTATGGAATTAAACGCCACGCACTGGAGATAAATCCGTGCTCCGCTTTTGAGGTATCAGACGCCGGCGGGAAAGAAATTGCCCGTGATCGCTGGTTAAACCGTAGCGAACTCATCAAGCTATTTCAGGCCATGCGTAAAGCAAAAGGGTTCAGTCGACAGAACGAGCTTACATTTAAGTTATTGCTGGCGTTGTGTGTTCGAAAAATGGAGCTATGCGCCGCTCGCTGGGAAGAGTTTGATTTGGATGCTGCCATCTGGCACTTACCAGAAGAACGCAGCAAGAACGGCGATGCCATTGACATACCGCTCCCATTGGCCGCAGTGGAGTGGTTGAAAGAGCTACTCACATTTTCATGTAATAGTGCATGGGTGCTACCTGCCAGAAAAATGCAACACCGGATGATCCCCCACATTCAGGAAAGCACATTACCCGTGGCACTGGCAAAAGTAAGGGCTGAAATGCCAGACGTGCCAAACTTCACAATCCACGATTTTAGACGAACAGCGCGAACTCATTTAGCGGCTCTGGGGGTTGATCCGATCGTTGCTGAACGATGCCTCAATCATAAGATAAAGGGCGTCGAGGGTATTTATAATCGTCACCAGTATTTCAATGAGCGCAAAGCAGCACTGAGCCTTTGGGCTGATCTACTGCTCACTCTGGAACAAGGGGAAGATTACAACGTGACGCCAATCAAGAAAGCGCATAAGCTATCATAGGAACAGATTGAGCCTAGCCCGACGGGGTGAAGAGCGGGAAACCTTACCGCCTGGCTCATTCATTTTTTAAGGTGAAATGCTTAAAGGTGGCATATGTCTGACACTACAAAAATACCATTTTCATTTTGCCGCATAAAAAGGGCTGCTGATTTTTTAGGTATTAGTACTGATGATTTACTAAGCCTTGCTGTATCTGAGAAAATAACTCTATGCGTTAGGTTGGATGGATTAAAATCAGTCCTATGGATTGAAGGTAATGCAACTGAACTTAGCGATTGGTATTTATCTTTAAGCACTAACAATAGCGCTCTGGCATTTGCTCACAATATATCAAAATATACATCATTCGCTATTGATCGAGTTTCTTACGATGAAGAAAATGATGACACGATTTTCCATCCGTGGTTCTATCAGTCTCAGCTAGCTGACGGAAGTGCTTCTAGTGAAAAATCACAAAGCCATCAAGGCAGAGCCTTTGGCTTGTGGGTTCCCCAACTGCCAGTAATAAACTCGGTATTGAACTACGGGAAATCTTCTCTTTTATGGGGGTCTTTGGGCCTTTATCGTACTGACGAAAGCACACCCGCTCTATGTTTAATTCCTTTAGCGCTAAATCATGATGATATTTGCGATAGCGAAGAAGATGACGAAAATTATGAAGAGAAATATCCTGACATCGAAATAACTGAAAATGATTTATGGATAACCTCGGACCAAGTAAGAGAATTGCTAAAATACAATGGTGATTACAGCGACCTCCCAGATAACGCTCGACGTGGGATTTCCGCCAATCCTCATTTGATGCAGGAAATAAAAAAGGTTAATCACATTGCAGAGCACCACGCTACGAATAGAGAAAAGCTATTTAAATCTGCAATATGCTTACTATCAAAATACCCTGATGAGTGCCGGGGTGAACGCAAAGAGATAAGTCCTGAAAAGTGGCGGGATTGTATTCTTGCTCACAAAGATGAGATCCCACCGCTAACCATTACTAACGAAGACGTAATTCTAAAACACTTAAGATCCGCCGCTAACGGCAAGGTGTAGAGTAACTTAACTGTACAGGTACAGTAGAACTACTGTGCCTTATCCATCACCTATCAAATCGCTAACTTTGTTCCCGTAACGTCAACCGCTATCAACAGGAGTTACGGGAACATGACTGAACAATCAACAATTCCTACTACTGGGTATATCCGCCGCTTCCGGCTGCCGGGGCTGTTGGGTGTCTCAATGCCAACCATAGATCGCTGGGTTAAAAATGGCACATTGCCGCGTCCAGTTAAACTCACCAATAACGTTACTGCATTTGATGCCGTGGAGATTAACCACTGGCTGGCAAAACGTCGTGGAGATGCTGCGCAATGACAAAATTTATCCCACCAACGCCTGAACAGCGCCGGAATATTCTTGCTGAATATGGCATCACATACGATCGTCGCATCCGTGAAAATATTTGTAGTGAAATTAGCGGCGTATCTCGATCTGCACGTCACCGTATGGAGCAAGAGGGCCGCTTCCCATCGCGCTGTCACTTTGGCCGCAATAGCTGTGCCTGGCTTCTTTCGGATGTGCTCTGGTGGGTTCGTAATCCGCCAGCAGTAGAGAACGTCAATAACCCGTACAGCCGCAAATCTGCTTAATTAACTACAGGTAATCTGAGATGAAAAAGATTAATGCCCTCCACGGGCAGGGATTCGCTCACCCTGTAGCCAGCCAGCACGATATTTCAGCGAACCGTAAACAGGTTATTTCCGGTGACTGGTCGCCCATTAATCGCGGTGAATTTACGCTTGCCGATCTGGGGTTGCGCCACAACGGTAACGGGCTGGTGTGGCTGCGTTCCGGCGTGTCCGTGCATGAGGCAGACCATGATGCAGGGATAAGCGGCAAGGACAAGACCAAGGGAAGGGTTAACGGCCTTCCTTTTGAATTTGTCGGCCAGTGGCAGGAATACCCGACTAAACGCAGCTTTGCCGTTTCAGTATCTACGGAACTACGGCGCCAGTATTACCCGGACGATGCCGCATTCAGTAAGGCAATGCGTGAGGCTGGTTATGTTCCGGTGCGCACTCGCAAACTGACCGGAAAGGATGCTCGTTTTTGGCTGTACCGTGTAACGGGCAATGATAAGGGGGTTGTCGCAGCAGAATCCGCGCCACACAAGGCTTGCGCGCCAGTTGTCCAGACCATATCTAAGCCTCATCCGTGGTTTAAACGTGTGGCACTCGATGGTAAATGGCAGTACGTCTACGCAGATCACATCCGCTTTCTGACGAAAAAGCGTCATCGCGTCGATGGTGTTCGGGTTCAGGGGTATACCGCTGGCGGGCTGAAAGTGGAGGCTATTGTATGACAGGCAAAACAAAGGCGGCCATGCCGGGCCGCCAGTGCAATACCGCTTTACAGAAACATCGCCAGATTACCAGGCTTGCCGCTGGTGGTCAAACTTTGCACTCGCCCGTTTTGGCGAGGTCAAATTATCACCAGGGATTCAAAATCCGAGCTGGAGTTCAAAATCTGCGCTACCCCGTTTGGGGGTGCTCAAATCATGATGAGGCAGCCGCAAGCGATTTGCATAACTCAATCAGGGTTGCGCAGAATTTGAGCCGACGAAATTCGCACGCGCAAACCAAACTCGGTGATATGCCGAGTTTAAACAACCGCGTACGTTTAACGTACGGACATTGCAACCCATTGAAGGAACTTGATTATAACGAATCGTTAGAATCGGCTGGCAACAAACACGAAAAGTATTCGGGTTCGCCTGAACATCAACACTGCTTAGGTTCGGCAATCATCTTTAAAGGATGTATCAAGGGAAATCAACAATGTGCAGTTGAGGTTCCGACGAATAACGTAGAGAGCTGCGAAGATAGCCAACCCTCTTTAAGAGGGGAGGCTCAGCGTTTGTGCGGGTCATTACGTCCTGCGCAAAATTTGCAGGTAACTAATTGTCACCTACAGAACCAACTATCTCTGAGCGAGTCGGATAACAAACCCTCTTTAAGAGGGGAGGCTCTGATTTCGGCAGTGCCTCACAGCGCTAACGAAATTAGCCCTGTTCAGGAAAAGAGAAAGGGTGGGATTTCAAATCCTACCCTTTGGCTGGTGGTCTACCGACAAACTACCGAGAACCCGGCAGTAAACAGCATTACGGGGAGTAACCCTGTTCATCCTTTTGGCTCGATGCCGCGCTTATTTAATTCTGCTCTGCCTAATTCTTTTAGCCAGTTAGCCAGGCTAACTCCATCGTGCTTGGCTTCTTTATCGAATTGCTCTTTTAACTCAGGGGGAATGCGAATCTGGAATGCAGGAGCCTTACCCGTTCCCTTAGGTTGCTTATCTCGCTTAATGATTGTTGACATGTGCGTACCTATTGCTGTAGTGTTTTTTCAAATAGGTACGCACCTTATCACGATGCTATCTATAAAAACAACGCCCCCGAACGGTATTACCAGTACCGAACGAGGGCTAACCACCACCGTTAGCGAAAGTAACGAGGCAGCTATGAAAGATCATATCACACACCCGCAAGGGCGGAAGTCCTACATCTGGCGTTTTCTCGCCCTGAGCGCCATCGGGCGCAACGTCATTCACATCACCGCTACCACTGAGCGCGAAGCCCGTGAGCAATCACCTGCTGGCTGCGTGATGGTATTCGCTGGCCGTCTGCCAGTTCGGGAGGTGCGTCATGCGTGAGCCAATCAGCTTAGACCAGGCAGAATACAAATCAGCGCTGGCCGCTTCACTCTTTGAAACCATTCTGGAAAAAGCCTGTGCCGAGTGTTCGGAAACCCTGCTGAACCATATCTCACTGGCATGTGACCTTAATCAGGAAATACACCGGGCATTAATCGCCGAGCTTGGTATGGGAGAAGCGAAATGAGACAGGTTCCTTTTGAAGTCCTGATGCACGCCGAAGACGCACTGGCTTACAGCAATCAGGCTCTGGCTATGCTGGAAATCTGGATGGACTCCCTCGGCGAAGGTGATGAACACGAATCTAATTGCGTGGCCGCCATTTTCAGCCTGGTTCATGAGTCAAAAGATCGTCTGCAGAAAGCGAGGGAGGCTTCCAGTGCAAAATGACTTTGTAAGCGATGCGCGGCAAGGGAAGCGCGGAGAGTTCAAATTGCCGCTGTTTTGTGAACTGACTGCAGAAGGGCAGAGTCACATCACCTTTGCCCTAAAGTTTGCCCCCGAGTCTGTGGCTGTGTTCCATCCCGATTCGGGAGAAATATCTCACTGGCTCAGCCGCGGAAACGAGATTATCGACATTTACGGTTGCTATGCCGTCTTTCCTCGCAATGGCATTAGGGAGGAACAGCAATGAGCCGCGCAATTGAGATTATCCGCGAAGTTAAGCGCCAAGCTGCCGGAAGCTGGGAAAGCCTACTTCCTCAGTGCGGGGTGACGGTTCCGCCGAAAGGGCGTCACGGCCCCTGCGCCATCTGTGGTGGATCTGACCGATTTCACTACATTGACGACCACGGCGGCGGCGAGTGGCATTGTCGCCAGTGTGACGAACCCAATCACGGCGACGGTCTGGATCTCATTGCCAGATCTCAGGGCATTACCATAACCGCTGCGGCGCAGAAAGTATCCTCTGTGCTGGGTGTTGATACCCGGGCACCGGAACCGAAGCCAGCCAGAGAAAAGCCTCAGACGGATATCGCCGGGAAAGTTGCGGCGCTGGCTGCTAAAGCCTCTCCGGGGCAGTCTGCTTACCTTGCATCAAAGGGGCTTCAATGCCCCTTCCTGATGCTGTCCGATGGGGCGCTGCTGCTGGTGCTGAAAAACGGTGCTGGCGCGACGACAGGCGCACAGGTGATTAAGCCAGATGGCAGTAAACGGCTGGTGGCCGGAACGGTGAAGAAAGGCTCTTTTTGCGTGGTTAATTCCGGTGAAGCGCCGGAGACGGTGATTATCGCCGAAGGACTGGCAACGGCGCTTTCGGTTCAGCAGTTTCGCCCTGATGCGACAATTATCGCAGCGATTGACGCAGGGAACCTGCTGCCAGTTGCGCAGGTGATGCGACAGCGTTACCCGAATGCGCAGATCATCATCGCTGCAGATAACGATATTAAGCCTGGCGAACCAAACACGGGGAAAGCAGCCGCAGAAAAAGCCGCTAAAGCTGTCACTGGCCGGGTGGCTTTACCTCAGTCTGAGGAAAAGGCCGACTGGAATGATTTTCACCAGCAGCACGGACTGGAAGCAGCCGCAGCAGCATTTAATGATTCGATGTACCAGCCGGAGGGCGAAAAGGTGGTGGTAAAACTTAAGTCTATTGACGGCGGTAAAAAAGAGCAAAAATCAGCTCTGCAAGGTGACGAACTGAAACCACGCGTGGAGAGCCGTAACGATGGCTTGTACTGGATTACGCCAAAGGTGGACAAGGACAGCGGAGAAATCATCAATAACGAAGCGTGGCTTTGTTCGCCTCTTGAGGTAGTTGGTTCAGGTAGTGACGGGGCAGAACGCTATCTTGTTTTGCGCTGGCGTTCGCCGCGTGGCCACGAAGATATTACCAAGGCGATCCCTTGCGCTGATGTTGGAGAGCGTGAGGGATGGCGCTCACTTAAAGCTGGAGGGGTTAACGTGACCACTAAAAGCACCTTTCGTGCCATTCTGGCCGACTGGCTGCAGCAGTGTGGAGCTGGTCAGGAATGGATTATCACTCATACCACTGGCTGGCATAATGGGGCATATATCATGCCTGATGGCGAAGTTATTGGTGAGCCAGAGACGCCCATTCTCTTTAATGGTCGCAGCGCTGCATCTTCCGGTTATGCCGTTTCTGGTACGGCTGAGGGCTGGCGGGATTCAGTGGCTTATCTGGCCGGCGGCAACCCATCAATGATGCTGGGAGTGGCGGCGGCATTATCCGCTCCGCTTATTGGGCTGGTGGGTGCTGATGGTTTCGGTGTCCACTTGTTCGAGCAGTCGAGCGCCGGTAAGACCACTACAGCTAATATTGCGAGCAGTCTGTGGGGCGAGCCGGATGCTCTGCGCCTAACGTGGTACGGTACTGCGCTTGGTATCGCTAACGAAGCGGAGGCGCATAACGACAGTCTGTTACCGCTGGATGAAGTGGGGCAGGGGAGCAGCGCCAAAGACGTTGCCACTTCGGCATACACCTTGTTTAACGGTGCTGGAAAGCTGCAGGGAGCCAAAGAGGGCGGCAATCGGGAGTTGAAACGCTGGCGTACTGTAGCAATCAGTACCGGGGAAATGGATATCGAGACGTTTCTTTCTGCTGGTGGGCTAAAAGTTAAGGCAGGCCAGTTGGTTCGCCTGCTGAATATCCCTATGGAGAAATCGACGGCCTTTCATGGCCTGCAGAACGGCAAGGCTCATGCTGATGCACTGAAACAGGCATGGATTGAAAATCACGGTGCAGCGGGCCGAGAGTGGGTTAAATGGTTGGCGGCTCACCAGAAGGAAGCTAAACAGGCCGTACATGACGCCCAGACGCGCTGGCGCGGACTCATTCCGGCTGATTATGGCGAGCAGGTGCACCGCGTGGCAGAACGCTTTGCAATCCTTGAAGCTGCGCTGGTGACTGGTGCATCAATCACCGGATGGGATGAACAGGCCAGCCGTGATGCTATCCAGCATAGCTTTAATGCCTGGGTGAAAGAGTTCGGAACGGGAAATAAAGAGCACCAGCAGATCATCGAGCAGTGCGAGGCGTTTCTTAATGCTTATGGTCTGAGCCGGTTCGCCCCTTTGCCTTATGATCCTGCAAGCCTGCCAATCAGTAATCTTGCCGGGTATCGTAAGCGTAAGAGCAACCATGATGATGCGCCCATGGTGTTCTATACATTCCCTGCAACGTTTGAGAAGGAGATAGCGCAGGGATTTAATGCCAGGCAGTTTGCCCGTGCGCTTGCCGCTGCCGGTTTGCTCTCTGAGCCATCAAGTGGGAGAGGATATCAACAGAAATCACCGCGAATTGATGGGCGCCAAATCAACGTTTATGTACTTCAACAAGTTGCAGAAGAAGGGGCGGAATAAAATACACATGTGAGGATTGTTATTGTTGGTTCAGTTGGTTCAATGATTGTTAATTACATTCATGTTACTGTTTTATATATGGTTTACGTCTAATGATTGAACCAACACTGAACCAGCAAACGTCTATTTTGAACCAACATGTTCCGCTATTGAACCAACCCCCTTTTCTGGCTGGCCTGTAAATATTTGCCACTGAACCAACATAAAAATAGCATTTGTTGGTTCAAAAAGGGGCTTTGTTAGTTCACTTAATGAAAATAATGCCTTTAAAAACAATAATCTTTACAAATTGAACCAACTGAACTGACTGAACCAACATAGTTTTGCATCTATACACAAAAAATAGAGGATGTTATGGACAAAAAAAGCAGTGATGACCTGGTATATTCGAAGGTGCTGATCCAGAAACTGGTTGAGCATAAAGATATGTTTGGGGTTCCAGACAGCAAAACGGATTTGCAGCTTATGCCGCTTAGCGAATACCGGGAACTAGTGAAGCGAGAAGCTTTCTTTTTTGTGGATCACAATGGTTTCCTGCGCCATCAATTTTCTGGTGATGTTATGGCTGCCAGCAAAGAACAACTGGATATCCTTATCGGCGAACTGAAAGCGAAGCGTGAGCTGCTTGATGATGCTATGGATTGCGCTAAGGAATAATTTTGTAAATTATTCGTACTCATGTTTACCCGTGATTGCCCCTGTCTCTGACGGGGGTTTTCTTTATATTTTTCATGTATATCTTGAAGAGTGGCACTCAGACGTGAGCCGCCACTGGCCGTTAAGTCAAGCTGTAGCGAGTACAGCCTGTGGGATGCAGAAAAAGATTTAACGGCCTCCCCTCCAAGCGCTGGTTTCACGTCTTAACATTAATTGTTACGGAAACCACTCCATGAAGAAATTACTCGAATTACGCCAGCAAAAAGCCGCACTCAAAACCCAGATGCGTTCCATGCTGGACAAAGCCGACACCGAAAAGCGCAGCCTGAACGAAGAAGAGGGCAAAAAGTTCGATGAACTCCGCGCCCAGGCTGATGCCCTCGAAGTTGAAATCACCCGTCTTGAAGCCGTCGCCGACGATCAGCGCAATCTGCCTGGTACTTCCGTTGATGGTAAGACAGTGAGCAACGATGAGCTGCGCCACTACATCATGACCGGCGATACCCGCTCTCTCTCCACGCTGGTGCAGGCTGACGGCGGTTATACCGTTATCCCTGAGCTGGACAAAGAGATCATGCGCCAGTTGCAGGATGACAGCGTTATGCGCTCCATCGCAACGGTGAAGACCACCAAAACCAACGAATACCAAAAGCTGGTATCTGTGGGCGGCACTACCGTTAATCGCGGTACCGAAGGTGAACCACGCACCGAAACCAGCACGCCGAAGATGGAGCGCGTTGATATCAAACTCAACCCGATCTACGCCTACCCGAAAACTACCCAGGAGATTCTCGACTTCTCCGAGGTGGATATTCTGGGTTGGCTGTCTTCCGAAATCGCCGACACCTTCACCGCTACCGAAGAAAGCGACTTTGTGAACGGCGACGGTGATAAAAAATCCAAAGGGTTCCTGTCTTACCCTCGCGCGGCCACTGCTGATAAAACCCGTCCGTTCGGCACGCTGGAGAAGATGGAAGCCGCTGACGTTTCCTCTGATGGTCTGATTGACCTGCTGTATAAGCTGAAAGCCAAATACCGCAAAAATGCCGTATGGGTGATGAACTCCAACACCGCCGCCACGCTGCAAAAGCTGAAAAACGGTAACGGGGATTACATCTGGCGCGATCGTCTGGTTGCTGGTTCTCCCGATACGCTGCTGGGCCGTCCTGTTCAGTATCTGGAAACCATGCCGGATGCGGAGGCAGGTAAAGCATTCCTCGCGGTAGGCGACTTCACGCGCGGCTATTTCATCGTGGATCACACCACTGGCGTGCGTACCCGCCCTGACAACATCACCGAACCGGGTTTCCTGAAAATCCATACGGACAAGTATTTAGGCGGCGGCGTGGTGGACTCCAACGCCATCAAGGTGCTTGAGCTTTCCGTCTCCGGTTCCTGATTTGACGTTTAAGGGGCTTCGGCCCCTTTTTGCCCTCTGTGGAGTCCAGTAATGAAAACAATCGATTTTGAAATCCGTACCTCTGAACTTACCGCCAAAGAGCGCAAGCTGGTGGGCTATGCCGTGCGCTGGAACAGCCTCTCAGAAATTATCTGGGACGAGTTCCGCGAGCAGTTTGCGCCGGGAGCGTTTAAAGACAGCCTGGCATCCGGTAGCGATGTGCGTGCGCTGTACGAGCATAACTATACCCAGCTGCTGGGGCGTACCAAATCCGGCACGCTGGTGCTGTCCGAAGACGATACCGGGCTGCGCTTCGAGCTGACCCCGCCGAATACCCAGCTTGGCAACGATGTGCTGGAGCTGGTGGAGCGCGGGGATATCTCCGGCATGAGCTTTGGTTTCCGTGCGTCAAAAGATTTCTGGGATACAGCGAAATTACCTTACACGCGAACCGTCATCACTGCTGAACTACGCGAAATCACCGTTACTTCTATGCCTGCTTACCCTGAGTCCGGCGTGGAGATTGCGCACCGGTCGCTTTTCTCCCAACATCCTGAACTGCGCCGCGCTGGCGATAACCGCCGCCGCTGGGCTGACTTAGCGGGGCTGTGATATGTGGAATATCTGGCCTTTTGGCCGTAAATCTGAGCCATCCGAACAGCGCAGCATGACGATTGATGAGTTTCTGGCGATGGCAGGGATTCCAAATACCGGATCAGGCGAGTATGTGTCTGCGGGTACTGCGGAATCTCTGCCGGCGGTCATGAACGCCGTGTCAGTTATCAGTGAGGCGGTGGCAACAATGCCCTGCTATCTCTACCGAGTGCGCAACGATAACGGGCGAGAAGCACGGGAATGGCTCAGCAATCATCCGGTAGATTTTCTCCTGAACGAACAGCCTAACGACTGCCAGACGCCTTACCAGTTTAAACGCACGATGATGCGCCACTGCCTGCTGAACGGTAACGCCTATGCGGTGATCCAGTGGGGCCGCGACGGCCAGCCGCAATCCCTGCACCCGTATGCGCCGGGGGCGGTTGTACCTGAGCGTATCGGCCAGCATAAGTATAAATACACCGTTACTGAGCCGTTTACCGGGGCGGTACGTACCTACCTGCAGGAAGAGATCCTGCACCTGCGTTACTCCACCGATGATGGTTTTCTGGGGCGGTCGCCGATCACCGTCTGCCGTGAGGCGCTGGGGTTAGGTCTGGCCCAACAGCGCCACGGTGCCAGCATTATGAAAGATGGCATGATGGCGGCTGGCGTGGTCACTACTGCTGAATGGCTCGACAGCGTGAAGGGCAAGCAGGCTCTGGATGCGCTGGAGCGCTACAAAGGTGCCAGAAACGCCGGGAAAACGCCGATCCTTGAAGGTGGCATGGACTACAAGCAGCTGGGCATGAGCAATCAGGATGCCGAATGGCTGGCCTCCCGTCGCTTCACCATTGAAGACATTGCCCGCATGTTCAACGTGTCGCCTATCTTCCTGCAGGAATACAGCAACAGCACCTACAGCAATTTCAGCGAAGCGAGCCGCGCCTTTCTCACCATGACGATGCGCCCGTGGCTGGCGAACTTCGAACAACAAATCAAATCTGCGCTGCTGGTGGCCTCTCCCGTTCCGGGAACCCGCTATCAGGTGGAGTTTGACTCTGCTGACCTTCTCCGCGCCACGCCAACCGAACGTTATGCCACTTATGAGCGCGGCATTAAGAACGGGATCATGAACCCGAACGAAGCCCGAGAGCGTGAGGGGATGCCGCCGCGTGAAGGTGGTGACGAGTTCAGCCAGGCATGGAAGCAGGAAGTGAAGATCAGCAAAGACGGCAAGGAAGGTGACGAATGAGAGCGGGGAGTATGAAACGCCGGGTGACGGTACAGAACTATGTATCTAGGCAGTCGCCCTCAGGCCAGGTAATTAAAGAATGGAAAGACCTGTGCACGGTATGGGCGGATATCGCTGACGTGAGTGGTAAAGAAATTATCGCGTCCGGCGCGATCATGAACCAAATCACCACCCGCATCTGGATACGTTACCGACCCGACATCCTGGCTGGTTATCGCCTTCTATGGAACTCACCCAATGCCCGCGGCATGGCCTATTCGGTTGATGCTGTTATTCCCGACAAAGACCATACCCGGCTTGAGTTGCTTTGTAAGGGAGGAATTTTTAATGGTTGATTCAATCACCCTGGCAGAAGCAAAGCTGCACTGCCGTATTGATGATGATTACGAAGATACGTTGATACAGGCGTACATCGAGGCAGCGCTGGAGGTCTGCCAGAAGCATATCGGCAAGCGGTTCGATAATGGCTTGGAGTTCACCCCTGCAATCAAGATCGGTTGTCTGATGTACGTTTCTCAGCTGTATGAGTACCGCACGATGATTGGTGACACCGACGCCAAGGAGATACCGATGGCTGTCTCTGCGTTGTGGTCTGTCTACCGAGATGTGGGGGTGTACTGATGCCGTGGCAGCCAATGCGACGGTGCACCGAGCCGGGATGTAATAGGCGGGTGAAGACCGGCAAGTGTGATGAGCATAAGCGGGATGCCCGCCGACAAAGCGACAGCCGAAGAGGTACACGGACAGAGCGCGGTTACTCCAACCGCTGGGGCGAATACCGTCGTCATTTTCTGAAAGCCAATCCGCTATGTGTCCATTGTCTCAAGGCTGGCGTCTATGCATCGGCAACTATCGTCGATCACATCATCCCTATCGAGGGTGAAGCTGATGTGCTGTTCTGGCCCGCCAGTAATCACCAGTCGTTATGCGCTGCCTGTCATGGACGGAAGACAACCACAACAGACCCGGTGACGAAGCAGCAGCGTAAAGCCGGTAAGTTCCGCGAGCAGGAAGAAGCAGCACGTCATCGCACCGACTGGATCTATGAGGCAAACAATGACTGAGCAGGAACAGCAGCGGCTGATTAGTGGGCTGATAAAGCAGCGTGAGTCATGGCAACCAGCCAGACAGAGAGCGCATAAGAAGCCCGTAGCAAAGCGCATGAGCCAGCGTGACCGGGAGCTTATGGAATGCTTTCGCAACCGCTGACAGGCCGAATGGACGGGGTGGGGGAGGTTTTAAAGACAAACCCCTCTCAGCGAGGAACCACCCGCCCCCTCAAATTTTTACGCACGGTGATTTTTTTGAAAATAAAACAGACAGGAAAACAGTAAGTTATGGCAAGACCACCCAAACCGCCCGCCTACCTTGATGAAATCGCGGCGCAGCAGTGGAAAGCAAAGGCGAAGCAGCTGGCGGAGCGCGGGGATCTGACGCCTGCCGACTGGAACAATCTTGAGCTGTACTGCGTCAATTACTCGATGTACCGCAAAGCCGTGGAAGACCTTGCCACGCGGGGATTCAGCATTGTGAACAGCCAGGGCGGTGAGAGCCGTAACCCGGCACTGAGCGCAAAAGCGGATGCCGAAAAAATTCTCATAAAAATGTCGTCGCTGCTGGGCTTTGATCCGGTAAGCCGCCGCCGCAATCCGGTGGAAACGGAAGAGGAGGACGAGCTTGACCGTCTGGAATGATTACGCCAACGCCATTAAATCGGGTGAAATTCCGGCCTGTAAGCGCGTAAAACAGGCCGTCGAGAGGTACTTTTCAGACCTGAATGACCCCCGTTATGAGTTCGATACGGCGACCGTGGAGCGGTTTATTGCCTTCTCCCGGCTCTGCCCACACGTCAAAGGCCCGCTTAGGGGCCAGCCAATCGAGCTGGAGCCGTGGCAGCAGTTCGCCTTTGCTAACCTGCTGGGCTTTAAGGTCAGGGAGTCAGGCCGCCGTAAGTACAGCAGCGCCTTTATTGAGGTGCCGCGCAAGAACGCCAAATCTACTGTGGCCGCCATGCTGGCTAACTGGTTTCTGGTAATGGAGAAGGGCCAGCAGGATATCTACACGGCGGCGGTTAGCCGGGATCAGGCCCGAATCGTGTTCGACGATGCCCGCCAGATGTGCCTGCTGTCAAAACCGCTGAAAAAGCGCGTCAATATCCAGGCGCATAAGGTCATTTTCCCGAAGAGCAACAGCCTGTTAAAGCCGCTGGCGGCGAAAGCGGCCACCATTGAGGGGACTAACCCCAGCCTGGCGATTGTCGATGAATACCACCTTCACCCGGATAACGGCGTTTATTCCGCGCTTGAGTTGGGTATGGGCGCACGTCCGGAGGCGATTTTGTTCGCCATCACGACCGCCGGGAGTAACGTTGTCTCTGCCTGTAAACAGCATTATGACTACTGCTGCCAGATTCTGGCCGGGGAAGAGAGCAACGATTCGCTGTTTGTCCTGATCTACGAGCTGGACGACGAAAGCGAGGTTGAGCAGCCGGAAATGTGGCTCAAGGCTAACCCTAACCTGCATGTGTCCGTTGACGCGGCGAAACTGGAGTCCACCATCCAGAAAGCGCGGGGCATACCGTCGCAGTGGGTGGAAATGCTGACCAAACGTTTCAATATCTGGTGTCAGGGCTCCACGCCGTGGATGGGTGCCGGTGCATGGGATGCCTGTGCGTTCGACTATAACGAAGACGATCTGGCCGGAATGGAGTGCTACGCGGGGTTTGACCTGTCCTCTACCAGCGACATCACCAGCGTGAGTTACGCTTTCCCGTTCGACAGGGAGATCCGCCTGCTGACCCGTCATTATCTGCCGGAAGCCCAGCTACTTAACGTCGCCAATAAAAACCGCGCTATCTACCGGCAGTGGGTAAAAGCGGGATGGATACGCACCACCCCCGGCGACTGCATCGACTATGACCGCATCCGTGACGATATTCTGCGCGACGCTGAAACCTTCAATATCCGGCTGGTTGGTTTCGATACGTGGAACGCCACGCACCTGCGCACTCAGCTACAGGGCGCGGGCCTTGATGTGGAGCCGTTCCCGCAAACCTATCTCAAATTCAGTCCGGTGGCGAAATCCTTTGAGGTGTTCGTAAACCGCAAGGTGGTGCGCCATCGCGGCGATCCGGTTCTGGCCTGGGCGATTGGTAACGTGGTGATGGAGTCCGACGCTAACGCCAACATTAAGCCCAATAAAAAGAAATCCTCAAACAAGATAGACCCGGCGGTATCTGCGCTGATGGCGTTCGGCACCTTCCAGGCTGAGCATGAGGATTTTGCTTTCGATATGAGCGACAGCCACAAACAACGGCTGGCGACATTTAACGGTATCTGACAGGAGTAGAAAGATGAATACAGCAAACCATGAAACCATGAGCACGATCCTTCTGAGCGGCTCGCTGGCTAAACTTTTTGGCCGTACTCACCAGCGGCTTATTGGCCCGACACGTGAGGCGTTTACTGCGTTATCCGCCACCATTCCCGGCTTTCAGAAATTCATGAATACCAGCAAAGCCCGAGGGCTAACGTTCGCTGTATTCGTGGACAAAAAGAACGTTACTCAGGATGATCTCGATTTTCCGAACGGCAACAGGACTATTCGAATTGTTCCCGTCATAATCGGGAGCAAAAAAGCTGGCGTACTGCAAACAATTCTCGGCGCTGCGCTAATTGCAGTGGGGGCTGTGCTGAGTTTTACACCTTGGGCAGCAGCTTCACCATTTTTCTATAAATTTGGCGCCGCGATGGCCTTGGGCGGTGTTGTTCAGATGCTATCACCTCAACCTACGGGTTTAGCCAGCAAACAAAGTGCCGATAATAAAGCCTCGTATGCGTTTGGTGGCGTTACTAATACTGCCGCGCAGGGCTATCCGGTACCATTGCTTTACGGTAAGCGCCGTATCGGCGGTGCAATCATATCGGCGGGTATCTATGTGGAGGATCAGCTTTGACAAATCAGGTGCAACTCTGGCCGGAAGGTGAGGTATTTACCCGAGAGGTATTGATACCGACGAAATACGAGCCATTACCAGTGGAGGTAACTTACACCGTTCCTCCTTTCGAGATCGTTGTCGAAATGTGGCAGAACAGAGACCCAGCTAAGGCTTACGCTCTGTTTAGACAGTTCATTGTTGACTGGGATCAGCAGGACAAACTCACCGACGATATTCTGATGTGCTTTCTGGCAGGCTACCCGGGAACCGATGAGGCTATTTTTGCCGGATGGTATGAGCATATGAAAGAAGTGCTGACGGTAAATGCGCAGCTCTTCGCAGGTTACAGCCAGTCAATTAACTGAGGGTTTGTATGCTGGATCGGACAGTATTAGAGAAAGCAATAATGGTAGCGGCTGAGTTGCAGGGTCATGAACTCAACGGGCGAGATCGTCTTATGGTGCGTAATCGCGTTGCCGCTTGCTTGGATGCGAAAGAACGCCACCGGCAAAGGATGGATGCCGAACCGTATCAATGGAGAAAGCCGGAAAGGGTACGCCGTTGATCGTTATGAGATGCTCTACGTAACACCTTTAAATTGTGTGTACACAAGGGTGTACCCATTGAAAAAATAAAAAATAAAATAATATTATAAATCATAATGATAAGTATGATACTCAATGAGCAGATTCAATATCGAGTAAGTCACATCTCACGTAGCCCGTCAATAAACGGCGGCGCTACGTGCTTTTCCCGACACTATCAGTTCTCATCTATGCGACAAGAATTATATTTTCTCATCATTTATTGTCACCACTCATATCACAAAGCGCATGCCATAATGTGTTTACAACAATTTCGCATTAGCTGTAGTTATTAGAATCACTTCACCTTAGAAAATCTCAATCGTGACAGTGCGCACAAATCGTTAACCTTAGCCCCCAGCAAATCAGGGGGAATACATGCTGTTACACGTTTTATACTTAATTGGTATTACTGCCGAAGCCATGACCGGTGCGCTTGCGGCTGGGCGTCGTCGTATGGATACATTTGGCGTCATTATCATTGCCACCGCGACAGCCATTGGCGGTGGTTCAGTACGTGATATTCTTCTCGGCCATTATCCGCTCGGCTGGGTAAAGCACCCTGAATACGTCATTATCGTAGCCACTGCCGCGGTACTGACCACTATTATTGCTCCCGTGATGCCCTATCTGCGCAAAATATTCCTCGTACTGGATGCGCTGGGCCTGGTGGTCTTTTCTATTATCGGGGCTCAGGTGGCACTGGATATGGGCCATGGACCGATTATCGCCGTGGTCGCTGCGGTCACTACCGGGGTTTTCGGCGGCGTATTACGCGATATGTTCTGCAAACGCATCCCGCTGGTGTTCCAGAAAGAACTGTATGCCGGCGTATCATTTGCCGCTGCCGTGCTGTACATCGTGCTGCAGCATTATGTCTCCAGTCATGATGTGGTAGTTATCTCTACCCTGCTCTTCGGCTTTACCGCCCGACTACTGGCGCTGCGCCTGAAGTTAGGTCTGCCTGTATTTTACTATCGCCATGAAGGCCATTAA